ATTTATGAATTATTTGTGAAAGAAAATTATGATATAACAAAGTTAGATATAGCGAGATTGTATAGATATTTGGATAAGTATAATAGTATGGGTCTTTAGTTTTTAGTAAAAGCTTCCAACGCACTTACTGTTCTTTCGCCTTCAAACGCCTTTACAATGGCATTATCTTTTATCATTAAAAGTGTGGGGAAACCTTGGACATTATATTTTTTACAGAGTTCTGGATTTTTGCTTGATTCTACTACATGTGTTTTAACGCCGGTTGAAGAAACACTGTGATTTTTTACAAAAGTATCCCACTCACCTTGCATGGCTTTACAATGACCACATCCTTTCATTTTAAAGAACACAAGAGTTTTGTCTTTAAAGTCGGTATTACTAAATCCTTCTAAATAAACATTATTTCCAATTCCCCAGCGTAGTTGTTTGACAAGATAATAAATACCATAAGCAACAACAAGCATTAAAGCAATACGAACATAATCGGGCTGTTTCTCGAGTTTTTTTAACATTTTTGTCAACTGTTTAGGTAACTTCATTTATATTATATACATAAATAATTATTTTACAAGAAATAATTATTTTACAAGAAATTGTTACATGAAATTAAATTGTTACATGAAATTAAATTTTTACATGAAATTAAATTTTTACATAAAATTAAATTGTTACATAAAATTTTAACATGTTTTTATCTTTAATAAAAACAGATGGTTTAAGATTTGTTTCTCTTACAAAGTTTGGATTTGGATTCACAAGAAGCTTTCTTTTGTCAAATGTATTAAATTGATGTGCGAAGCATAAAATACTTTTACGGGGGTCTAATTGTACAAGAGGAACGCTATAATTTTTAAGAAATTTTTTCTCTTCGGCCATTTCAGCTTCATCATCATATGATGTTTGTTCCAGTAGTTTTCTTTTAAACGCAAATGTACCGGCCGTTGCATGAGTCGCACCGTACGGACCAAACTGATAAATTTTATCTAAATCATTAAAATATATATAAACAATACTGCTACCCACTGCTAAAGCCTGTGGGTGACCCATTAAGCGTTTCACTGCGTGATTTACACGGTCTGGTGGGTAAAAATCATCATCATCCATATAAACGATCATTTCACCCTTAGATTTTTCATGCATTAAGTTACGTTTTCTACCCAGTTTTATTTTTTTCTCATACCTAAAGTATTTAACACACTCAATATCTTTAAATAAATCTTCTACCGAATCTTCACCATCGTCAATAATAATCCACTCCATTAGTTCTTTTGGATATGTTTGTGATTTAAAACAGCGAATTAAATTTGGAATAAAAAGTCTTCTGTTATAAGTTGGTGTACATACACTAACAAATGGTTTTCCATTTGGAGATACTTTTTTAATCTTCTTCTTTTTCTTTCCCATAATATTAATTTAATATTAATAACTATTTAATATTAAATAGTTTTAAAATATATTTAATCGACACAATCTTTCCCCTTTTCTTTTTTAAGAACGGCAACTATTGGTTGTTTTGGCGCACTACAGTTATTACTACACCTGGGTTTAACAGTTTTATTTAATGATAAAAAGTATTCAACTTGTTTTCTTCCTAGTAGTACAAACAATAGTGTTGTTATTACACCAAGAGCCATTTCACCGTTTTCACCATGCATAAGTTTCATGGGATACCAATTACTTGTACTGCTTTTTAAGTAATTTTTGAAACGAAGAATCCACATTCCACCGGCAAGAATAGCCCAGATATATCTATAATCCCAAACAATATTTGCCCACGTTTTAAATACAACTTGAGGTCCATCTCTTTTTCCTTCATGTAAGCCTGTGAATATTGAACCAAAATAACCAAGTGTTAGTAAAAAGGTTACCAATGAAAAGAAAACCCCACCAATTAAATATAATAATACCCAACCAACATATTTAAATACCAATAGACCTGTACTCAAATTATTTTTCCAATCACCTTCTTCCCATTCAGGCTTTTTTACAACACCTTCTTTAACTAAAAATGTTACGATGGCTTGTACTGGTGCTACAAACATTGAAATAATAATACTTACAACAAAAAATAAAGGATATACAATAAATAGAAGAATAGGTACAACCAGAAAGATTACAAGGAAATCTTTAATCCACCATGTTCTACTTATTTTTTTTATTTCATCTTTATATCCCCACTGATATTGTTTATATAATCCCTGTTTGATAATACTAACAGTTTTATACCATATAATTGAACAATATTGTAAGGTGATATACAATGGCATCTTAAATATATACCCAGTCGTATATCCATCATCTCCTTTAAGTGCTTCTGAGGGAAATAACCCTTTATTTAAAGCGGGAAACAACATTTTGGCATATTTATCTTTGTTAGCATCTTCAAATATTTTTGGATATACAATTCCTTGTGTGGGGTCAGTTTTAAAAACGCTCGTTAATGGTATTTCTCTACATTTACCTTTCACGATAGCTAGTGGAGAACTTTTTATTCTAAATAAAAATCCAGCAAATAAAAAAGACATTAGTGCGACAACTAAACAGTTAGCTATCGGTGTATTTAAAAATACATTAATAGTTCCAATATCCTTTTGACACTGATCACTGGTATTATAAAATGTTCCCGTCGGACAATCGCATTTATTATTAGACACATCATATTTTGCCTCGTCATTTAATTCGCATTTTATTTTAGCTCCATTTGATACATCCCCAGTAGCTCCTTCAATTATTTTTTTTTTAAATGGATATATATTTTCTATCTTTTTTTTTAATTCTTTTAGATATTTGTCCATGTCTATATAAATAATACATAAAAATATTATTTAGAAAGTAATTAATAAATGGCAATATATGAAATTAGATTTAACTCCAAAATTGGATTTTAATAATGTTTTAATTAAGCCTCAAAGAACAACAATATCATCTAGGTCAGAAGTGTCGCTAGAAAGAACATTTGTTTTTAAGAATAGTATGAGTGAATGGACTGGAGTTCCTATAATATCTGCCAATATGGATACAACAGGTACATTTAGAATAGCAAATATTCTTTCAAAACATAAAATTTTAACCTGTTTAAATAAATTTTATACATTAAAAGATTATCAGCAATATTTAAATCAACAAAAAATAAATATTAAAGATTTTTGTCCAGAACCGTTTTTGGAGAATGTTATTGTATCTACAGGTATTAGTGATAAAAATTTTGAAAATTTATGTGAAATTATGGATGGCATTCATTCTCTAAAATGGATATGTATTGATGTGGCCAACGGCTATATGGAAAAAATGACTCATTTTTGTGAAAAGGTTAGAGAAAGATATCCTAAAGCAATTATAATTGCTGGGAATGTTGCGACAAGTGAAATGACGCAAGAGTTAATCATTAATGGAAAAGTCGATATTGTTAAAGTGGGTATTGGTCCTGGTTCCGCATGTTTAACACGGATGAAAACAGGTGTAGGTGTGCCTCAATTATCGGCTATAATTGATTGTGCTGATGCCGCACATGGATGTAGTGGGCATATTATTGGCGACGGCGGTATAACGTGTCCGGGCGACATGGCAAAAGCTTTTGGCGGCGGCGCTGATTTTGTAATGTGTGGTGGAATTTTTTCCGGACATGATGAAAATCCCGGAGAATTAGTAGAGTTAAATGGTGAATCATATAAATTATTTTATGGAATGAGTAGTGAATTGGCTATGAAAAAGCATTATGGAAAAATGGCAAAATATCGTTCATCGGAAGGAAGAGTTGTAAAGGTAAAATACCGCGGAAGCTTGGAAAACACCGTATTAGATTATTTAGGAGGTTTAAGGTCAACATGTGCTTATGTTAATGCTTATAAAATAAAACATTTACCAAAATGTACGACTTTTATTTTAGCAAACCAACAATTAAATACTCATTTAGTTAAATAAAAAGTAGAATTATATATATAATGAACTTTATGGAAAAATTTTTTGTAGCATTGTTTTTTGTTGTAATGGGATTTGTATTATATAATTTATATTTAGATACGAGTTCTTATTTATATTCGAAAAATATAAGAATTATGGATTTATTGTTAGCTAATAAAATAGTTATTTAATATATATGAATTTATCGTTTGGAAAAATTATATATATACCTATTATTTTAATCATTATATTTGTGTTTATTTTTGTGTTTATGAATATATTTATAGATGTAAAAACATATTTTAAACCAAAAAAAGGGACATACATTGTTGAAGGCGCAACAAATGCTATAACGAGAAGTTTCGATGATAATAAATTTAAAAAAATAATTTTGCCAGATATTGATGATTATGATTTAGAAATAGGTATACCAGTGGATCAAAATTTAAATGCTACTGTTCAAGGTAATTGGGGGTTTAACCAAGATGAAAATGGCGTTGGATTTAGTACTGGTATTTATAGAGATGGATACTCCGCAGATGGTAGTATATTTAAAGGGATTAGTGAAAAAAGATATAAGTATATGTTTGACAGGGGACCATATGTTATATTATATAAAATAAGGAAAAATAAGAAAGGAAAACATGATGTTACAATATTTATAAATGATAAGAAACATTTATTTATTAAAAATGAAGGAATTTCAAGTGGGAAAATTCAATATATAGGAACAAATGAAACAAGATTAAATAAACAAACAGATTCAACAGATGAGGGAAGGAGAAAGATTGATTATTTAAAATTTATTCCAAAGCAAGACTAAAAAATTTTATTTAATGTATATATAAGTAATGTTCATATATATATTACCAATTTTAGCAATAATAATTTCAATATTATTTGTTCAAAAATATATGACTATTAAAGAAGGAAATCAAAATCAATCAACTACTCCTCCATCGCATCCACCTGGTGTTACCTCTCCACCACCGGGTGTTCCCCCACCACCGGGAACTGCTCCTTCGCCGCCTCCACCGGGAACAGCCGCATCTGGACAGCAGCTATCGCAAAGATTCCCGGAGAGTCAGCAGGATATGAATGAACGCATACAACGTAATAAGATCGCCAAGGGACAGCATAGCATGGCGATGAAGTGGAACAAACTGGCGGGGGACCTCCATAAACAAGGCGACGTGGAGGGCGAGAAGAGGGCTAGAATTAAGGTCGAGTGGATAATGGGTAACATTTCCCAGGCGGAGCAGAATGGACTCGCCCCTCCACCAATACCGCCTGCTCTTACCTATCCACCACCGGGTACTGCTCCTCCAACGCCTCCACCGGGTGTTCCCTCTGCGCCGGACACAACAACATCAACATCGCAGGCTAATTCAGCACAACAACAACAAGCTCAATCAGCTGCGTCTGTAGAACAAAGCAATTTAGCGAGCGAATGGATAAAACAGCAAATAGGAAAAGCGCCTCAACATGACCCAACCGGTGTTCAAACAGGAACAACAAAATGTCATATAGAAAATTGTGTTAAACCCGATAAGGTAGGAGGGGGTTGTATTGGAGAAACAGACCCCACTGATCGACGCGGGTATAACGATAATCCCATAGAAAAAAGTGATAAATCATTATACAAATCTTGTAATCACAAATGTTTATTACCGGGTACAGCTGGTTATAAAGACTTAATGCCAGCAAATATGGCAGATTATAAAGTCGAGGTACATGGTTGTAGAACCGATACTCAATGTAATGCCTGTGGTAGAGTAGCAGTAGATGTACCAAGTGACAGTGGTTTCTGGAAATATATTAATAAAGGCGCCATGGGTATTAAAAGATACTGGGAACAACATAATTTAAAATTCGATGATAGTAATAAAGCCACTGGGTATTTACAGGGTTATATAACAAAATGCGAACAAGAAAGAATGCAAGGTACGCATAAGAAATCTTGCCCAGCTGATTTATGGACGCCAGAAGAAAGAGATAGAAAGAAAGCCGAATCGTTGGCAGCTGTTAAAAAATCCGAAGAGGAAAATAAAGAAGAAGAGGCAAATACAGTAAATGCTATGTCAAATAATGCCGACACAACAACCGGGAATATGTTTTTAGACATTAATAATCCATCGCATATAGGCCAAAAAGATATGAGTCTTGAAGATTACTATAATCGCAGAATATTAAATAATAATAAAGAAAATAGATTAGGTGGCAGCAAATCTTCTTATACCGAACAATATAAACCAGATAACAAAAGAAAAATTCAATATTTTAATTCTGTTTGGAAATTATTTTAAATAATTATAAAAGAAAAGCGCAGTTTTAAATGGATTAAAAAATAATGTACTTACCGAAAAATGGTCAGCACCCAACTGTTTATATATGTTTAGTGTTTTATAATCATATATACCCCCACCGGCTATAATAACGCTATCACCATATTTATTGTGAATGTATTGTATTAAACTATTTATATAAGGTATTAATATTTTACCACTAACTCCAGATGAATATAATTACCAAATGGGGGAGATATAAAAAGCATTTAATATAATTTATTAATAATAATTTAAGTCATTATTAATAAAATTTAACGGGCGTGTAATAATCCAATTCTACCAGATTGAATCATAATTACATTATATCTTTCTTCAAATACAACCAAATCGTAAGTGTATGTATTTAATTTCGCAACATTTTTTCTAAAACCAATGGGATTACCCGATAAATCACAAATATATTCCGATAGAGAACCCGTTGGATCTAAAGGAGGTTGTATTGTATTAAATTCAAATGAAATTTTAGAAAAACGATTAACATTCATGGCCCCACTTGGTTGATACTCTTTTCTTACACCATTTGTACCGAATGAATAAAAATAAATACCATCTTTAGTATTACCAGCGGTCTTGTTGTATTTTTCAACATAATTGTATACACCAGAATCCATCACATTTTCTCTGTAAACACCTTCCATAATAATACCCATGTCAATCAAAATATCTTTCACGTTTTTTGAATAATTACCCAAAGCTCCCGTAATATAAAGTGTATTGGCATTTGTATATTCTCCACCCTTATTTATTATGTCTTGTGTTAATAACATATTTTTCTGCGGTTGAATATCTTTATAAGCCCAATTTGTATAATTATTCCACTCGTTTCTTTGAAAAGCATCGCTTCTTCTGAAACGCCACATCCAATTGGCAACTAAATCTTTACTTTGAATATCTACTATTTTTGAACCAGCCATATCCAAAAAGGTATACTTGTAAATTTGTTTCATTAAAATACTATGACTATTTTGTGCCATTATACGTTGTTCTTCTTTACCAAGAAATATATATGTGGAAATTAAATGAATATCGCTATTCCAATCATTTTTATTTTTATTATAAAGACTAGTAGAAGCTTTTATATCAGCAGGGGGTTGAATAAATCTCCATAGTTGATGCTCTTCAACATTTGGATTGGGTGCCGACCTATAACTAATACCAGAACTATATTGTACATCATTTACATTATTAATAGTATATAAATTTTTAAGGGGTTCAAATGTTATTTTAATAGAAATTTCTTGATATTGAAGAGCAACCAGAGGTATGGCTAATTTACTACTGTCGCAAAAAAAAGCATCCATGGGGATATACAACTTCCTCCCCCTGATACTCGGCTCAACACCAGAGTCATTTAAAAATTGTGAATTAGGGTAAATATTTACACGACCGTTTGAATATTCTGGACTATGTAATTCTGGTATATTTCCTGTCATTTTATCCCATAGCGCCTTTTTTTCTTTAGAGTAATCTCTTTCTTTTAAACATGATAAATATTCTCCACTATATTTTGATAAACAAACACCACCGCTATAAATTTCAATTTCTCTAATCATATATGACCCTATTTCTTCAATCCATTTAAATTCATATGGAACTAATTGATTACCATCAATGGGTGTATCTAAATATTTAATCGGGCTATAAATATCTGGTAAATTTATACAAATATAAGTTTCATATAACATATCGGCATATCTCGGTACTTTAAAATCTAAAACAGTAGGTGAATTGAAATCCAATACCCTATTTCCTTCAAAATCTATTCTAAATTTTTGTAATCCAAAATTAGTATGTTTATTATAAGTAGCTTTAAAAAAGGTTTTTTTAGGATTCCCATTTAATATAATATTTTCATTTCCTTGTGCTGTTAAATTCATTAAACCGCCAGTCATGATTAATATAATATAATATTTTATTTTAAATATTTAATATTTTTGATATATATATTATAAATGAGTGAGGCAATGAATAATATGAAAAATAAAGCCACTGAATTGGCAAATAAAATTATGGATAGCAATTGTTATTTGATTATTGTTTATTTAATATCAATCATTTTCATAATTATATTATCTTATTCGGTATATTTTAAAAAAGAATTAAATAAATCATCTAAAAATTTAGCATTGATGAAAGAACAAGTTGAATTAGATAAGTCGAGAGATAAACCAACTATAAGTTCTTTGTCAGAAACAGATTATATCCAACAATCTGGAACACCAGACCCGGGTCCAGCAGCGTTAATAGATTATCATGTGATGGGTAGTTTTAACAGTTGTTGTACCGGACCAGTTATTAATGGACATGTAAGTTTAGAAGCTTTAAGTATTGTTTTAAACATGGGTGTAAGATTATTGGATTTTGAAATATATTTTAAGGATAAAAAGGTTGTCGTTGCTGCTGGGAGAAATAACGTATACATGAAAGATACTTACAATGAACTGGAAATAGGTAAAGTTTTGTCACATGTAAGAAGCGCGGCAATAAATAGCTCAAATAATGGTACGGACCCATTAATATTGAATTTTAGGATTTTAAGTAAAAATCCAAATGTATATCATATTTTAGAGAAAAAAATATCGGAACATTTGGGTGATTATTTAGTGAATAGACAGTTTGGTAAAGGAGGTACATACAAAAATGTTTTATTAGATACAGAATTTAAAAATCTCAAAAATAAAGTGATTTTATTTGTTCATGACACAACATTAAATTTTATGGATAATCCTAGATTTTTCGAAATAGTAAATGGATTCTCTGGAATGGGTGGTAATTTATTATTTTACAATAATTATCAAATTAAAAATGAAAACAAACCAGAAACATATATAGAAGAAACAAAAAGTAAATTTTGTATAACAATTCCAAATATAATGGATAGGAGAAATTCGGCATGGGTTATACATCATGCGTATGGTATTCAGGGAACATTAATGAACTTTGGTGGTGGTTATAATAGTGAATTGTTAGAAGGATATAAAACAAAGTTTCAAAATTCTCAAAAAGCTTATTTACTTAAGAATAAGGGGATACAGAGAGACAGGTATAAGATAACACAACCATCTGGTCCAAAATCGGACCCATCACCTGTTGTACAGAAATTTGAATTTGAAGGAAATCCAAGTGTTACTCTTTAATTATAAAAATTTTAATAAAAATTTTAATAAAAATTTTAATAAAAATTTTATAATCTATATATATCTATGAATTGTAAAAACAAACAAAATATCGGTGAATGTGAATTACAAATACTGCGTCACGCCGTGGACAATATAGAACTTAAATTGGGTGGGAATTTAATAAATAACCCAGAAATAATTAAAATTATAAACATTGTTGAAGATTTTTTAAAAAGTAAAAAACTTGTTTGTTATGGTGGAACAGCTATTAATAATATATTACCAGCAGAAGACCAATTTTACAATAAAAATATTGAATTACCGGATTATGATTTTTTTTCACCAACACCTATGAAACATGCCAAAGAATTAGCAGATTTATATTATAAATTGGGTTTTACAGAAGTAGAAGCCAAATCAGGAGTTCACGCTGGTACATTTAAAGTGTTTGTTAATTTTTTACCGGTTGCCGACATAACTTATTTAGTTCCTGAATTATTTAAAAGAATAAAGAAAGAGGCAATACAGATTAATAATATACTTTATTCTCCGCCAAATTTTTTAAGAATGTTAATGTATCTTGAGTTAAGTCGTCCACATGGAAATGTTTCGCGTTGGGAAAAAGTTTTAAAGAGATTGATTTTATTAAACAAAAATTATCCTTTAGTTGGAAAAAATTGTAATTCTGAAATTATTCAACGCATATTTGATATAGGTACAAGGCAAATGTCCCTATTAAACGATAGTTTGAGAAAAGAAAAATTATTGAAAAAAGATAAAGAAAAAAAGAAAAATTCATTAAAAGATATCCAGGCAGATATTTTTGATTGTATTTTTGAATCATTGGTAAATCAGGGTTGCATTTTTTTTGGTGCCTTTGCTAACCGTTTGTTTTACAAATTAATCAAGCGAACAAAAAAGAGCAGGGATAATGCTTTAAAAAAAATTCCAGATTTTGATGTATTGGCCGAAGATCCAAGAAAATGTGCTATAATTTTAAAAGAAAAACTTAAATCGGAAGGTTATAAAGGGGTAAAAATAATTAAAAGACCGAGTATTGGTGAAACAATAGCGGAACATATTGAATTAAAAATAGGCGATGAGACAGTCATTTTCATATATAAACCCACGGCGTGTCATAGTTATAATGTTTTATCAATGAATAATAAAAAAGTTAGAATAGCAACAATAGATACAATGTTAAGTTTTTATTTAGCTTTTTTGTATGTAAACAGACCTTACTATAAGGAAAATAGAATATTGTGTATGTGTGAATTTTTATTTAAGGCGCAACAAAAAAATAGATTGAGACAACGAGGTTTGTTGAAACGTTTCAGTATAAATTGTTATGGTAAGCAACAAACAAAAGAGACTATGCGAGCGGAGAAAAATGATATGTATATAAAACTAAAGGGGAAAAGGCGTTCAAAGGAGTATCAATGGTGGTTTTTGCGTCATGTACCACATGAATTTCATAATAAAAAAATCTCTCTGAAACAAAAAAAGAAAAGTGTTCGTAAAACATTTAAACGCATTGTCAAAAAAAGAAAAAAAAAGGGAAAAACAAAAAAGAAAAGGAAAAAATAAAATATATAATAATATTATGACAAAATATAAAAAAGTATTTATATTTTTTTTTATAATTATCATATTAAAAGAAATATTAAGAAAAGGTAAACTAAATGATTTTAGTATAATATCTAAAATTACAAATATTAAAGAAAAAAATAATTTATATTCTATATCTTTATTACCAACGATAGACAGAGATATTGATTTAACAGGCGAATTTAAATTACTAATAGATAACGCAAATTTAAATAGTAAATCTTTAAATATATTACAAAAAAATAAAGTTTCCATCAAAATACGCCAACTAGGAAAAAATTTAAGCACGCAAATAAAAAGAATGGAAAAAATTATAGCTTATGCTAATAAAAAAAATATTTTTATATGGATAGCATCTGTTTTTAAAAAAGATGTAGAAATGGAATTTGAAGAATATAAAAAGATATTTAAAAAATATAAAAATGTGGGTTTAACAATTGCTGCTGCAAATTATGGTGCGATGGAAAGAGTAAAAGAAATTATTAATATGGGTGGTTTCGTTCGTCTAGTTAAAGGACATTATAAAGCAGATATAAAAAATTGGAATAAAGTAGGCGATATATATGAAGAGATAGCAAATTTTATGGTTGATAGTGGGAAATATAATTGCTTGGCAACACATGATTTTAAGATATTAAAAAAAATAAAAGAAAAATATCCAAATCGTTTTAAAAATATAGAAATCGCTTTTTATTACGGTGCTTATAACTATGTATATAAAAAAGACAACATAGACATAATTAATAATAATTCTAAAAGTTTTTATATTTTTTACGGGGATTACTTATTATATTTAATGGATAATATATTACATATTAATTTAAAACGACTTATTGAAAGTCGGGTAGAATCTATAATTTAATATTTTTCGATATATAATATTAAATAACTTAAATATTAGGTAATAAATTTATGGAAATGATTAAAAGACCAAGTTGGGATAATTATTTTAAGGAAATAGTCCTTGTTACAAAAAGACGTTCAGCATGTGAAAGACTTCAAGTTGGTTGTTTGCTAGTGAAAGACAATAGAATTATAAGTCAGGGATACAATGGGTTTTTACCGGGTTGTCCTCATGAATCTATTATTAGAAATAATCATGAACAATCTACAATACATGCGGAACAAAACGCATTGGCGGATTGTGCAAAACGAGGAGTTAGTTGTTTAGATTCGACAGCATATGTAACACATTATCCATGTATTATATGTTGTAGAATGTTATTGGCGTCTGGTATAAAAGAAATAAAATACATTGACGATTATAAAAACGATGAATTAGTCAATGTATTTTGTAAACAATGTAATGTAAAAGTAACTAAACTGGATTGATTATATTTCACTTAGATATTTAATGGTTTTAATGATTCCATAATAAGAACCACCGTAAAGCATTGTTATAAAAACAAGTCCCTTCAAATTATAAGACCCGGACCGTAAGAAAAAAGCTGGAAAATTAGTTGCCATAGATTTTTTAAAAATGGGTAATTGAAATGTGAAAAACATAACCATAATTAAAAGAGGTGTTTGAATTTCATCATAGAAAAAATCCATTTTATTTTTTTGTCTATCTTTTTTTTGTTTGATAAGGGTTTCCATGGTTTCTTCATCTTGAATATAGTTTGATTTATCTATGTCGGGGGATGGTACAAAATTAGGTTGGGCGGTAAAATCATGTGTTATATGATCCATTTGAAGTGGTATATCACGACTCTGTAAAGCAGTTGAACCGGACTGTGATGCGTCTTGGAGTCCTTGTATAATTTTATTAAGAGAATCTTTTGAAAGTTCTGTAACCGGTCCATTATTTATTGGTCGTTGTTGCTGTGCGACGGGTGGAGCCATTTTAATATTTGTTTTATCTTTGATATCCATTTCCACATTTTCCTTTATATTACTTAATTCATTTGGTAAGGCAGAGATACTTGTAGCCATATACTTATTTAATAGATTCGTTAAATAAGAATATTACGCAAATTCGACAATTTTTTTATTTTTATTACATGAAGTAATTTTTTCTTTATATTGGTAACATTTGTCATTGTATTTAAAAACTTTATCTTTAATTTTACTTATATCGGGAGCTCTAAAAACCATACATTCTCTATCTTTACAAACTTTTCTAAATAAAGTAGCGAGCCCTAATCCTAAAAGAATAGAAATTAGAATTCTACCAAATTCGGTTTTCATAAATCGTTTCATAAACATATTGATATTATATATATTTAAAATATAATATTAATAGAGCATTATTCAACTGTATAATTTTCAATATCATTGTGATTTGCTGGACAATCCATTTCGGTGGCTTCAAATGCAAAACATTTCCCGGTGTGATCTTTATACAATAAATCATTTACATTTTCGGGTGTAGGGTAAACAAAAACTGTTTTTTTATTGGGGTTGGTTATATATGTGAAAAACAATCCGATGGATAAACTAATAATAAATGCTGGTAAATGAAAAAATTTCATATCTATATATTAATTTTATATTAAATATTATGTCAATTATTATGCTGATAAAAATGACCCGAAGATAGGAATATAATGAAACAATGTTTTCTTATCTTTTTTGCTCAAATTCTCCACAGAACATACCCTTTTAATATTTAAAATAATATCATAAGGGATTTCGTAAAAAGAGAATATTTTTTTATTTTTATAAGTAACTAATTCATAATGATTGTTACTAAGTGTCGCGATTATATAATATTTTGGCTTATATGAACCTCGTTTTAAAATAGTATCACTTATCATATCCCCACACATAACAATACCATTATAATTGCCTTTATCATAATTATCTTGTGATAAAATTATAAATTTGACATTCAATATTTCTTCTAAATGGTGTATGGCAGATGAGTCAGCCCAATAACTTCTCTTTTTAATAGCTTCTTTAAAATCATCAGTGCTCCCAATATTCTTCATAAATCTAAATTCATTTAAGTTTAAAGATGCTCTTTTAAGTTCAACCTCCAATTGTTCAAAACGAGATTTAATTGTGACATTTTCCTTTTTTATTTTTTGTTGCTCTTTAATAGCATTCATCATTTCTTCGCGATTTCTTTCAGCCTTAAATTCTTTGGCTTTTTGACCAAATTCACTATATTGTTTTTTTATTAATTTATTTCTTTTTAATAACTCTTCCTTTTCCTTTGTCAAACTAAGTAATTCGTTATTAAAGGCATCATAATTTTCTTTATAAGTTAAATAGTTCCCTTCCTCCATTTTATTAGCTAGTATATTTCTAAGCGTCTCGGCTGATATATTAATTTTTATACCTTTTAATGCTTCCCTTACGGTAGCAAAGAAACAATCACCGTTTACTTCAACTTCTGTAATACCATATTCTTTATTTTTAAAATGTTTTTGAAGCCAATTACTAGTAGATGTAATTACTGATGATTTTTTATCTTTAAGATACATGGTTTTATATTTTAACAATATTTGCTTTTTAAATTTAGTCTCATTTTCTTTTAAAAGTTTTTGAATGTTATCAACCTGTTCAATATTATCATATATATCTTCTTTTTCTTCATCTTCGTTGTCAACATCTAAATCAACTTTCTTTGATTCAGCGCTTTTATCCTCTTCGCCCAATTTATCTAAGTAGGTTTCTTCTTCTAAAGTAAATTCTCTTAAAAATGTACTTTTGTTTATAGTATTGATAATATAATCACTATCAACATAATCAAATAGCAATGGTCCTTCCATATTTGATAAATCTATATCACCGTCACCGTCCAAAACAGATGATAGTTCGCTGCTATAAAATTCATAATAACCAATTTTCTCAATATTTTCTTTAGAAATTACCAAATATACAGGTGTGTATAATATATTTTCAGATTTATGCTCATTTTTAATATTACCTATTGTTAAAACAAGTTTAATACCGAATATCTCCATTTCGTACAGGGAAACATTTTTTCCCACATCCAACTCTTCTATTTCTTTATCTTCAATATATTCAATGGCATCATCTAATACAGATTGAAGCATTTTATATACTTTAATTATATATAATAAATTTTTTTAGAAAACGGTCGTTATATAATTCATTTAAATAAAACCACATCAATTTTCTTTTGTTTGTTATTTCTTCATTTGTTGGATCGTTTTCAAATAAAATAATATCTTGAATTAAATCGCTTTTCCTTTTTTTTCGTGTTGATAATAAATAATATTGTGCTATTAAAGTTAATTGTTTTTTTGTATGATTTTCATCGTAAAATATCTGCGTTGTTAATAGTTTGTCAAAAGCATCATCATATGTTGTTTCCTGTATTTTTTTCAATCTTTCATCGACAATTTCCATAATTTCATTTTGTTGGATATTTTTTTTTGATTTTTTAATCTCTTTTATACTATAATCGATATTGTTGTCCAACTCTTCCATAATTAATTAAATAAGTACACATTTTTTTATATTTATTTAATATATTTAATCATAATCGATACCAAGGTCATCGAAAATATCCAGTAGTTTAAAAATAATTTTTTTACTTTTATTATTTTTATTCAATAAATTATGAATGTCTATTAATTTTTGTGAAACACTTTCCCAATCATTGGAATTGGACAAGTCGTCACCCAAATGATTAACAATAATAGAAATATTTGAAAATATTTCTTCGTATAACTCGGTTGTATGTTCGTTTAAAAACATTTTTTCGAAAAGTTTGTCTAATAAAGTAAAAATATCTGAATTTGTTAGTAAGTCTAATTTATATAAATTAGTATAAAATAGCGTTAGAGCTCTTCTCTTCGCATTATTTTTGTTTACTTTACAAAATTTATCATAATCATCACCATTACAAACTTCCACATTATCAAAAATCGACATAAAATTATTAAAATTGTCTATACAAATATCACGCATCACGGGAAAATTATCTATTAATTCATGGAATAATTTCGCGTAAAGTTTTACCCAAAATTTATTTTCAGAACTAATATCGAATATAGCACAACCGATTGAAAGTAGAATTTCTTTATTTTTTGAAAAAACAAAATGTCTTATATTCAATATAATTTCCTGTGAAATTTCAGTATAATTATTATCTGTAAGTTTGTTGAGCAATCCCCTAATACGATCTCTATTAATCATGTTTTCATCCTCTTTATTCTCAAACTTTGTTTTCTTAAACGTTGTATTTGGGTTTTTGTCTTTATACGATTGATTTTCCGTCTTCTTTTTTTTAAATACTGGTGTTTTCCTATATGTTGGGGCACCAACTTTTTTCGAAATAGAATTTATAATATCAATAGATGCCCTATTTAACTCATCAATGTTATAATTCATTTTAATTTCATCAAAATCACTGATAGTATAACGTTCTTTCATCATATATTAATATAATTAAAAATTTTGTTTAATATCATTTAATATTCATATTATTTGTTATAATTTTTCAAATATACTTAAATACAAAAATACAAATATACAGATACAGTATTATGGATAACTCAAACATACTAGAAGAAGGGAAGAATGACAATTACAGAAATATTGTTTCGTGGGAAGATAAAGAATTAAATTTAAAAGAAAAATTACTGAGAGGTATATATTCTTATGGATTTGAAAAACCAAGTTCTATACAAAAAAGAGCTATATATCCATTAATATATGGAATTAAAGGCAAAAAAAAGGATATTATTGCGCAAGCACAATCGGGTACAGGTAAGACAGGTACATTTGTTATCGGGGCTTTACAAATGTTAGATGAAACAAAAAATGTACCACAAGCTTTAATTTTAGCACCAACTCATGAATTAGCAAGACAGATTAAAAATGTAGCTGATTCTTTGGGTAATTATATGGATATCAATACGTTACTTTTAGTTGGGGGAACATCGGTTGAAGAGAATAAAAAAAATATTCAGGACTTACGCCCACAATTAATAGTCGGTACTCCCGGAAGAGTTCATGATATTATTAGACGTAAGTATTTAGATACAAAACATCTATCCATACTTGTACTGGATGAGGCTGATGAAATGTTATCAAGTGGTTTTAAAGAGCAAATGTCCAAAATTTTAAATTATATGCCCGAAAAGATCCAAATCGGGTTATTTAGCGCAACTCTCCCGGATGAGCTTCTATCTATAACTTCGTCCTTTATGAGAAATCCTATTAAAATTCTAGTTAAAAATGAAGAGTTGACACTTCAGGGTATATCGCAATATTATATTAATTTAAATGACGATAGTGAAAAATATGATACATTAAAAGATATTTTCCAGACACTTACAATATCTCAATCTATGATTTATTGTAATAGCACAAGGCGTGTTGATGATTTAGAAGAAGCTATGTTAGAAGATAATTTCCCTGTGAAAAAGATACATGGTAAAATGTCACCAGAAGAAAGAAAGAAAACACATAAAGAATTTAAGTCGGGAAGTTGTCGTGTTTTGATTACATCCGATTTATTTTCAAGAGGTATTGATGTACAGCAAGTAAGCGTTGTAATTAATTTTGACATACCAAAAAGTGAATGTACATACTTACATAGAATTGGTAGGAGTGGTAGATGGGGTAGAAAGGGTATTGCTATTAACTTTCAAACAAAGTATGATGTAGACAAGTTGAAATATTTTCAAGAATATTATAGCACGGTTATAGAAGAAATGCCGGCAGATTATGCTCAATCAATTGATAATTAAATATTGCGTATCAAAAAATATAATAATTTATATTTAAAATTTATTATGAAATTAAATTTTAAATATCCAATAGAATATTTGAAAGAAAAACATATTTTACCAGAAGTTTTAAAGGAAGATTTAGAATTATTAAAAACACATTGCCCAGAAAATAAACCAATTTATAATATTTTATTAAAACCGAAAACACAATTGGGTCAAAAAAGTATAGAAAAAAGTTCGAATTTTTATACAACCAATATAGCATATTTGGAAGAAACGCAAAAAATAATAAAAAAATCAAAAAATATAGATTTTGACCCGATTTTAATAGATAATATGTATAATAGATGGAATAATATAAAAAATGATGCTGATTTTGTGAATAAATACCAATATATCGGATTTGATAAATTAAAGTGGTTGAATTATTCACAAGTTTTTTTACATATATTAAGTATTTATAACTTGTTTTCACCCGTTATTAATTTAATGTCACCATTATTTTTATTTATTGTTCCATTTGTACTTTTAAGAAGTATGAGAATTAAAATAACTTGGAAAATGTATAAAAGTATATTAATAACACAACTAAAAAGCAATGCCATTGGACAATTATTTACATCCTTTCATAAAGTTAAAATGAGTCAAAAAGTTTATATTATGTTTTGTGCTGGAATGTATGTTTATAATTTTTATCAAAATATATTGTCATGTTACAGGTTTTACAAAAACGCACATTTTATTACAGAAAACATTTCATCATTAAAGACTTATTTAAGATATACTATTGAAAAAATGAAAATGTATGAAAAAATGATAGACAATAGTAAACAATATAGGAGTTTCAAAAAAGATTTGAATATGAATAGAGAAGAATTGGAAAACTTTTTAAAAGAGATCCAAACTATACCAGATGATTGTACGAATTTTAGAAATTTATTTAAATTAGGAAAAATAATGAAGTATTTTTACACGATATATGATAATTTTGATTTAGATAACATAATGAATTATTCATTTGATTTCAATGGATATATAGATAATATAATTGGAATATATGAATCAGTAAAAAATAAAAAAATAAATAAAACGAAATTCGTCAAAAATGAAACGACTATAAAATATAAAAAACTGTACCACCCTTCTATAGAAAATCCTATAACGAATGATATAGATTTTAGTAAAAATAAAATTATTACAGGACCAAACGCAGCAGGAAAAACAACAATACTAAAAGCTACAATATTGAGTACCATCTTTTCACAACAATTTGGATTTGGATATTTTAAATCAGGAAAAATATCACCTTTCGAACATTTCCATTGCTATATCAATATTCCTGATACATCTGGTAGGGATAGTTTGTTTCAAGCTGAAGCAAGAAGATGTAAAGGTATATTAGATAAGGTCGTAAATAATCCAAAAGATAGACATTTATGTGTATTTGACGAATTATATTCGGGAACAAATCCATATGAAGCTATTAGTTCGGCATACGGATACATTAAATATATAACAAAAAATAAAAATGTGAAGTTTTTATTGACTACGCATTTTATTAGGTTATGCAACTTATTAGATACAGATAAAGATATTAATAATTGTTCTATGAAAACAGTTATAGCGGATGATATTCCCAAATATTATTATAAAATACAAGATGGTATTTCGAAAGTGAAAGGTGGTATAACGGTATTAAAGGAAATAAATTATCCGGAAGAAATTTTAAAAAATTCTAGAATAATTTTAAATAAATTAAATTAAATATTTAAGCTCGTTTAAATATTAAAAGTATTATCTTAAAGATAATTATTATGGAACCCAGACTATTGTTAATATGTTTAGCAACAATTTTACTTAGTAGTATTTTACTATTTATATACTTTAAAAACAGAATTTCTTCAGTAGAGGAAAAGGTAAATGTTATATTTCAATTGGTTCAAAATCATGAACAAAAAAATAAGATAAACATGTATGAAACTTCAAAAGCAAATGAACCACAATACATGCAGAATGAAAACTTAATTGTTGTCTCGGATAATGACAATGAAAGTGACAATGAAAGTGAAAGTGGTAGTGACAGTGATAGCGAGAGTGACAATGAAGACGTCGAAGTTCGTAGCTTAGCAGATGTTGGATTAAATTTAGATTCGGATTTAGTTATAGGGGAAAATATGATAAATGAGGCCCAAATCAAAAAGATAGCTTTAAATTTAGAAGAAAATTTAGAAGAAGTAGGAGAGGTTATATTAACCAAAGAAGGAGACGATGAAGATGATGATGAAGACGATGAAGATGATGAAGACGATGAAATTCAAAGTGAGATAAAACAAACCATTAATTATTCAAAATTTAAGGTGGAAGAATTAAAACAGATGTGTCAAGATAAAGAGTTGGAAAATTACAAATCTTTAAAAAAGGCTCAATTGGTATCATTATTAGAAAATTCGTAAAATATTATAATTTTTTTTTTTTTTATAATTATAATATATCAATGAGTTGGGGCACTTGCTATTCAGGTTCAAACAATGTTCATTTGGATTATCCGGCATTAATGAGTGATGGGAAAACGTTTACTTTATATAACCCTGCCTGTGATTTAAATAAGAAATTAAAACAAAAAAACGGTATGAAAAATAACTACGAGTACAGACAATTTTTAATTAAAAACGGTGTTTCTTTAATGAATAGAAATAACATATCTTCTTGTAATGAAACGTCCGAATGTGTATTACAAAATACAACAAATGAGAAATCGTATAATAAACATTTATTTAAAAGTTTAAGAGATACTACAAAACCATATGGATATCAAGATTCAGATTTAAAAAATTTGTATTTAGAAAGACAATCACTAAATAGTCAATTTGTTACACCTATTGTAACACAGGATGAATTATTTAAAATTCGGTCAAATCAATAGATATAATTAAATAATATAAAATTATATTTATAAAAATATAACATATATGAAAATTTTAAGCATCGATGTTGGGATAAAAAATTTAGCTTTTTGTCTACTAGAATACAAAAGTGATATTGTTATACATAAGTGGAACTCAATAAATATTTGCGAAGATGAAAAAAAGATATGTAAAGAACTAAAAAAAAAAGACAAAACACCCTGTTTAAAAAATGCGAAATATCATAAAAATGGGAAATTTTTTTGTAAAATTCACGCCAAAAATAGCAAATTTTTTATTCCAACCATCGAAACAAAAGTACTATCAAAAAATATTAATAAAAAAAGAATATCCAATAAGTTACTTAACCAATATATGAGTACTTATTTACCAGAAGTAAATATTAAAAGTAAAGAGGAGAAAATTGAAAAGCTTAAAGAATATTTAGAAAATACTTATTTAGAAAATGTTAAAAGAATAAATATTAACGAGTTAAACATGATAGACTGTGGTATTTTTTTAAAAAAAAGATTGGATGAACATTTTAAAACGGAAAAAATAGATTTAATTTTAATAGAAAATCAAATAGGACCGTTGGCTCTAAGAATGAAAATGCTTCAGGGTATGATTACGCAGCATTTTATTGAAAATAAATTACCCAACATAAAATTTGTAAACGCCAGTAATAAATTAAAAGGATTAACGGAAAAAAAGAAACTAACATACGCTGAAAGAAAAAAATTTGGAATAGAAATAACGAGAAAAATAATAAATGAGAAAAATCTTTTAAATGATTGGGTTGAAATATTTGATAAACATAAAAAAAAAGATGATTTGGCTGATTCATTTTTACAAGCATTGTGGTATATTAAAAATAGGATTCAAAATAAAGAAGCAGATCCAAAATAAAGAAGCAGATCCAAAATAAAGAAGCAGATCCAAAATAATTAAATATAATTTAAAAACTTAAATAATATTTAATGCGTCATACTTAAAATTAAATGTTCTATATTAAACATAATGGATATTCAAGAAATCAATATTAATGAAAAAATAGAAATACCATCTTTAAATGTAATTGAAAAAAACGATTCTGGTTTAGGTGGTCTTAATAAAAATGTAAATTTTGGTCCCGGTGCCGATTTATTAATGAACCCAAATCGTCAAAATAAGAGTGATAATAAAAAAGATTCAAGTGATATTAAACTATCGGACATAAATGAAATATCTTTAGAAGATACAAATAAATCGTCTTTAAAATCTGCCAGAAATAGTTTATTTTCGGGGATTTCGTTACCCAGTGATAAAAACGATAATATTGAAAAAATAAATCTAAATTTCGGCGACGATAGTCAAGATAAATCAAAAAGTTCTTTTAGTACATTTAAAAATAATATTTTAGGGGGAGCTGTCGACAAAAAAGCAAAGATAGAATCAGACGATGGTTTTAAAAAATTCAACGATATACCAGTAAATCCAAATATTAACCCCCCTTCAGAGAAAAAATTATCTGGAAAGGAGCTTCTACGAGAAAAATTCAAGTACTTAAGAATGCTTGAAGTTTTAGAAACGAAGGGGATTAGATTAAGTAAAAAATACTCAATGGATAGTCCTTTAGATGAAATGAAAGGGGAATATGAAACATTAAAATCAGAAAAAGAAAAGGTGAATAGTGTGAAATTTCAGGGAAAAATGCTTATGGCATGTGTATCTGGGTTGGAATTTTTAAATAATAAATTTGACCCTTTCGATTTAAAACTTGATGGTTGGGCTGAATCCGTAAATGAAAATGTCGAGGAGTATGATGATGTATTTGGTGAATTACATGAAAAATATGGTTCTAAAGCTTCGATGGCACCAGAACTTAAGCTTTTGTTTATGCTTGGTGGAAGTGCCGTAATGCTCCATATGACCAACACTATGTTTAAGTCTGCTATGCCCGGTATGGATGATATTATGCGACAAAACCCAGAGCTTATGCAACAATTTACAACGGCGGCAGCGAATACAATGTCCGATAGTAACCCTGGTATGGGAAACTTTATGAATATGATGGGTGGTGGGATGCCTCCTCAAATGCAACCGCCTATGGGAAGTCCTCCCGGTCCACCACCACAAATGAGACAAAAGCCACCAAGAATGCCTCCTTCCTCCAGACCAGATATAGATATGGCTAGGTCAAATGTTAGAGCTAACTTCAATGATGCTGAAAATATGGAATCAAATTTCGCATCGGTAAATGAAAAAAGAAAGGAGATGCGCGGACCAAATGATTTGAGGGATATTTTGACAGGACTCAAAACTAAAAAAATTAATTTGAAGGAAAGTAAAGGACCGGGTAGCACAATAAGTGTAGAAGACTTAAAAGAAATGAAAAATACAGATATGGGTAGACCAAAGAAAAGTAGAAGAAAACCGAAGAGTGAAAGAAATACAATTTCTTTAGAATTATAACTAAATCGTATAAAGAAAAATACATTAATTAGTTATTAATGTATTTATGGATTAACTACTGCTCTATTAACAGCACAAGGAACTTATTCACCCGCTGTGATAGGTTGGGGTAATGTTCCAGCGAATTACACATTAAATTGAAATTTATATAATTAATTATATGAGATTATATAAATCATGGATAGTATTAAAGAAAAAGTAGAAAAAGTTAATTCAAATCGTAAGCGTTTGCTTGAATTAAAAGAAGAAGTTTTAAGACTAGAAAAAATAATTAAAGAATCGGAAGGAGAAAATGATGACAATTTATGTGAAGAAGAGTATGGTGGATTAAAAAGTGCGCATAAAGAAGCCAGAGAATTAATAGCTGAAATACAAATTGAAAAAGAACATTGGAGAGAAATGTCCAAAATTATTTTAAATTAAAAATATGTAATTATATGAATTTAAATAAATTACTATAGTTATTATTAATGAATGTGTGATATTTGTTCTATATGTCATGATGAATTAGATTTATCAGCAAATAATATATATCAATTACCGGAGTGTAATCATTTTTTTCACACAAATTGTATATTAACTTGGTTTAGAACGGGTAAAAATAGCTGTCCTCTTTGTAATAATCATGGAGTAAATAAAAATAATATAGCTACTTCAAATAATCAGATAATTTCCAACGCTTTATCTGGTTATACCTGGGATTATAAAAAAAAATTATTGGAACACGACTATAAAATAATGCGTGGATATGCGCGAAAAAAGGAGGCCCCGGTTGAATTAAAAAAACAAATAAAAATGTTAATTAAATTAGAAAAAAAGGGAAAACAAATTAAAAAAGATAAACGTGATTTTTTAAATTCTATACAAACAACACTTACAGTAAAACAAATAAAGAAGAAGGGTATTCAAATTAGAAAAAAAAGCTGCGGAATTCAAAATAAAATAATAATGATGAAGCGATATATAGGATTATCCAATCAAAATATTAATATTATTATACCTATAAAACAAACCGTATGATAAAAAATTATATAATTGAAGAAAATATATTTATAATATAAATGGTATTAGGATTTATATTATATGAAACAGTTGATTTAGTTTTTAACATTAGTGCTTTAACATATAATGGAACAAAATATGTGTATAGATGGTATTATGGTATAGAAAATGAAACAATTATAAAAGAAAAGGAAATAGAAATGCTTAGGTGGCGTATTAAAGATTTAGAGGAAAAATTACTTACAAATGGGTCCAGCGAAAATCATAAAAAAGCAGAATAATGGAAACAAAAATATCGAAATAACTAATAATTTATATGGTATATAAACGACGCAACTAAAACAACGAAAACATTTGTCCTTTTCGTGTCTTTCTTCTAATAATTCTTTATTTTCATGGTAAGATACAAACACATTATCATAAATATCATCAGCGGCTCCGGGTAAATATCTGAAATAAAGCTCTTCGAATTCATTATCCAGTTGCATTAAAAACTCCATGGCTAATGAATTTAAAATCATATTTTGTATATCAGTATCTATAAATACAACCCATATATTTGCACCATAAATAAATAAAATAAATGAAAACTCCTGAAACGTATCTAATATAGATGTATAACTATTTACTCTATTCATTTTTTTTAAGCTTATACTATTTGTTAAATTATCCCAAATAAAGAAACTTCTTGCGAAATACACAATACAGATACCAGCAATCATAAGTTTATTTTCAAATGTGCCTTCATTATTACATATTTCACTGTCAAAATTATTTACCTCATTTAAAATTAAAGAAAGATATAGTGTCCATTGACCAACAAAAATCATAATTGGTAAAGCGAATATAAGAGAAAAAATGTGCGAGCAATATATTTTATTTGTCTTTTTTAATTCTCTATTTAGATAACCTCTTTTAATATGATATTTAAATAAACTAAACATACCAAAAGAAGGTGTAGCTATTACTATTTCTTTTTTTTCTTCGGATGATATATTTTCATCGGTTGGTACAATGGGTGAGTTGAATCCTGGTGATATTTTTTGAACATGCTCTCCACCAAGTAATAAATGATCGGACATTTTAAGTTTAAAATTTTTCAATACAAGAGGAAGTGCTTCGCATACGTGATCACAATAGCTTTTTTTTACATATGTATGTCTTCTTTGTGGTATATTTCTTATATCATTTATATAATTTTGATATTCTTTTGTTTTCTCTTCAGGTTCTGTATCGCATTTAATACCTATATACGGTGACATCCGTTCGCCATTTATAGCAGCTACTTCAGAACTATTTGTTCTCGATATTTCACCATCAATCATCATTATAATTTAAACTATTTATGAATATTTAAATACTTTAAATAAGTTTTTATCGTTTTTTAAGTGTTCTATTTCTTCTTTTGCCACCTTTTACAACCTGCCTTTTGATAAAAGACACATTTTTGCTTATAGGGATAATAGTAGCTATTGTTTTTTTACCATGTTCACTCGCAGGTGAATTTGTTTTTCCTACGTAAGGTTCTTTAAACTCGTGAGAACCCAATTTGTTTTTAAAAATATCGTAAATATCATCCGCATCTTTTTTAAATTCTTTTTTGGCATTACCACAATCTAAATTTTTTTGTATATTTTTTACCATATTTGCGGCTATTTTAAATAAAGATACACTACTAGGTTGTGTAATAGTTTCATCTATTTCATCGTCTTCTTTAATAATCGTTTCACTTTCCAATTTAAGATTTATAAAAATGTCAATAGCTCCTTCACTGCCAGTATCGGGTATTTTTTTTATTATAAAGTTTTTTTTTATTTTTTCA